ATCCACGGGTGCATCCCGTTTGAGTAGCATCGGAAACCCATTGTGCATCATATTGTAAGACACCAAAGCTACGATCCAGAAAGTTGTCTGTACCATACGTATTATTTTCTAATTCGGCAACGCGAACGGTTACATAAGGCAAATTAAGAATATTGTCCTGATAGGTGGTATCAGAAATAGTATCATATGCATTCACCATGACATCCAAACTTTCACCAGACATAATGGCTTTCACAAGTTCAATGCGAACAATATTCTTAAATTTCTGCTGTGCCTCTAAGCCGACACCAAATTTATCCTTATATCCAGCTGTATCAAATTGAACCGTAAAATGGTAGCGATTTTCCTTGCTATTGATGAGCCAATCGCGATCCGCAGAATAGAGAAAGAGATTGTTCTCAATTTCACGATAACTAATCACATCCTCTTCACGAATGATATTGTTCTGCTGCAAATTGTTAATCGTAGGAGATGCCATCAGAGGATAGACGGTGGTCGGATCAGAATTACCTTGCCCCAATTCACGAGGATTGGGAGATTGTGTCATCGTATCAAAGGAACCCACTGGAGCAAGCATCAATTCACGGCGATCGGGCATAATCATAAGGGATTGATCCATCACAGGAGCAGGACGCTGTGATTGGCGTTGAACAAGGGCAAGTTCCGTATCACGATTTTGTCCATCCTGAAGGGCGCGAAAGGATTGATCCGCCTGAATACGTTGTTGTAGACCAGCATCAGCCTTATATAATTCACTTGTTTGTTGAGAGGAACGGAGAAATTCCAGTTCACGTTGCTTCTTCGCTTTCTCAAAAATCTCTGCGGCAGGTGGACCGTCTTCCCGTAGAGAAATACGAAAATCGGGGATAGATGATGGCAATGCCTTTATTTCATTGCGCTCCTGAGTAAGCTTCTCAAATCGGGTAGAGGTTTCCTGAAAGAGAGAATCATCCATCACTTGTTTCACGGAATTTACATTCTTGGTAGCCTCCTTGCGCTGAAGGTACTGATTAAAATCTTTGGATGCTGCAGTGAGTACTTCTTTGTTTAAGACGGAAATGGGTTTATCGCCTTGTTTTTGGTAGACTTGATGAAGATAGTGATCTACGGTTTTTGCGAGTCGCTGCATCTGCGGTTCAGTAAGAGAACCATGGCGTTCATGAAAGTCTTGAGAGAGAACCGTTTGTAGCGTTTGATAGTTTTTTCCGCTAAATAGGATGTCTTTCACAGAAGGCTGACCTTGTTGCGAGGATGGTGTAACCGGACGGTACATTACTAACACTATCGTATAAATCTTTTATATGCTTTTTTTAGCACCCTTTATTTGGAAAATAAGATCTTGCGAAGTTGTAACATAAAATCGTCTGAAACGGAATCTTTGCAAAATTGTTTAAATGAAATACCGTGCATCATACAAATAATGAAATACATGCTAAACATGCCGCATTCCGATTGTCCGTATTGAAATCGTCGTGCATTACGCCCCAATTGACAGTGATTGATTTGGAGTTTAAAAGATCGCATCAGACGAGCGATGAGCGGAGGGGTTGCGTATCCATAGGAATCAAAATAATCAATGTGTGGTTTCTTGATGTTCTTGATATTAATGTACAAACCAACCCAATGACTACCTCCCTTGTAATGAGGGTCTAAATTGAATACCATTCCGATGCCTCGCTTTCCCTTATTATATTCATTGGTCAAATTCAAATCGCATATTTCTTTATGTAAGCATTTCTTTTCTTTTGCATAGGGATCCGGTGCGGAAAAGTCAATAGGAAAGACACCCATAAAGGTAAACCATGGGATGGCTTCTTCATATTGTTTCATCACATGCATGATATTATAGTTATCCAGCCACATATCGGGGTCAGCATCCCATGCTTTGGGGCGATGGGGACGTAGATATTGTTTACGCAGTGTTTTCTTAATAGTATCATCTAATGGAGCTTTATCGAGAAGACAGTGTTCTTCGCCTTGTTGACATCCAACTGCTTCAAATACGGAGCCTTTCTTTTGAATCTTCTTAGAAATATCAGAATAGACGCTATGAGGTAAGCAACGATTGCTACGTGTTTTTTTTATACCAGGATGGCATGGGGAAATATCTTTTAATGCCAATTTACGTTTTCGTGTGGGTTTCATTCCGAAATGATTCGTTACTATGTACTACGGAGATAAAATAAAGATGGAAATGATAGTAGGAATGGATCAGTGTATCGTAGATGTTTCAAGGTCTGATTTCATTTTGATGATAGGAAGACAACTTTTAGTATTAGCCATGATTTTATTTCTTATCTTTTTTGGAACAGTGCCCATTTCATTTCCATTGAATAAGTATGCCTCTCTTTTTAAAGAAAAGAATGAGCCGCTTGTACAAAATTCCACTGTGAAAAAGCCATAAAATAAAAAGAAGGTAAGGATAGAAATCATGCCACCAGTACCAGCAGTAGCAGGAGCAGCAGTAGCACCAGCAAAAGTAGTAGCAGGAGCAGATTATAGCAGTGTAGGCACCATTGCTATTATTGGATGTGGAATTGCAGCCATTGTCCTCTTTATCTATTCTACGATTGCCACATCTAATTTAATTGGTGATACTGAAAATTGGAGAGCTATTAAGCCGCAAGTTACCCGAATTTGGTGGAATACTGCAATAGGCGCCGTCATTTTATTTATTGGTATGTTCATGTATGCCTTACAAGATAATACAGCATCGATTGTCTTTATTTTGCTTATTTCATGTATTTCTCTTGCCTTATCCTTTTCTGCTATTTCTATGGCTGCCATTTCTACATCGGGTGCTACACCATCTGGATAATTATTTGGAAAGATGCCAGATAGAGGGTACGGAATGTTGTAATCGCAGACACAATCCATGACGATTGATAAATTGTGATACACCTTGAAACCGAATCACACAGCGAATCATATCACCTGGTGCCAGTTCAGACACTTTCGAACTTGAACCATCCTCCATTTTGACAAGTAGAGAAGGATAGAGATAAAGTGATAGGACAGATCCTTCTAATAGAAAGTGAAAGAGATGACGAATGTATTCTTGAGAATCATAGACATGCTGGAGGAAGCTCTGCTGATGTACATAAAATGTACTGATTAGATATTCATGCAATGTATTAAGTTTCACCTGAAACGAGAAATGTTCCGAAACATCCAATCGCAGCCGTGAATATTCAGGCTGATAATCAATGACTCTGAGAGGTGGAGAAAGAATACATACATCATGAAAATCAATGGAATTATCTTTATAGGTGAGTCTGGCGATTAATTTGCCATATTTGTCGTGACTAAAGGGCGTCACATGTACGTTACCGATTTCAAATGCTTGGTAGGGGATGGTTAGAATCATAATACTGACATAAGATACGCATTGGTATTTAAATGGGCTATATTGGATTTGTAGAAGCGCGCAACTTAAAAGTCAAGGCAACAGTTAAGAGTAATGGAACCGTGTAGTTATGCATGGCGCGGTTGGCGTGGTTGTGGAAAACGAACCCAATTACTAGAATTTATCAAGGTACAAGCAGACACCATTGGTGTTCCCTTTGACATTAAGCAAAGTGTATGGTTTCTGAACAAGCAATCGAACAACGCGGATCCTGATGAAGATGATGATGATGCGACGGGCAAGTCGATTCCATATGAGGAATCACAACTCCATTTGGGATTTGATGTGGCGCGAATGTCGATGTCTGATAAGGTATTTCTCCAGTCTATTTTATCGAGATGGACAGGACAGCAGGATGTCTGTTTGATGTCTTCATCGATTCAGGCGCGTTATTTAGTGCTCTATCATGCCCATTTTTTAACGGATGAATCGGTTCTTCAGCTACAGGAGTGTTTGGAGCAATATCCGCATTTTGCCATTCTATTAACGACGGAATTTCCGTTGAGTCCGCGTCTTCGCGATTTTTGTTTTGAGATTCCAGTAACGGGTGATGATATGTTACTAGCAAATTATACGAAGACGGCTCATTTGGTAGAGAATGATGTGTGGTTGGAGTTTTTTAAGAAGACATTGAATGAATGGTCGACGGCATGGGATGTATCCAACATCACTGATGTACGCAATTGGATTTATATTTGTCTGCAACGCAATTTGCGGTGGACGGATGTGATTATGTATTGGATCATTACAATTTATGAGACGGAATGGATCACCCCGAAGATGAGGGGTCAATTGATGACAACGTTGTGGCATGCGGAATCGGGATCAGGATGGGTCCTCGTCACATCGTATCGTATTCCCATTTTATGGGAGCATGTTCATTTGAAGTTGGCTCGTCAACTCTATACGTTACGATTAAATAATCTACATCCATAAAAGGAATGTCTATTTTGACGAATAGCACATTAGATACAATACGTCATGAATTTCTTCATCCTGCACCAAAATGGACGTTCAGTCGTGTCATGGAAGAGAAAGAAAGTGAATATTTGAGAAAAGAGTGTCTTACGGATTCAGAGTTTGACCCTCATAACTGTCGTCGAACATTATACAATAATATGGTGAAGGGACTTTCTATGTTAGTAAAGGCGACGTGTGCGTATGGTCAGGTAATTGTGATTGTGAATGATCCGAAGCAAACAGAGGATATTCCTTGGGGATTATGGGGTAGAATTTTGAGGATGTATACTGAGAAGGGTCATCCACCGTTTACTGTGTTCTTTTTGGCAAATACGCAGATGCGTACGTTTCCGTCTGGTACGAAGCCGATTACGGCTGTAAATATCAATGGAGGTTATACATATCCATGTAATCGTGAAACGATTGTGATTTATCGTGCGGAGGATGCGACGCGTGTCTTACTACATGAATTGATGCATTCGTGCTGTTTGGATCATCGTGAACATGGAGTGGACCTTGTAGAAGCAGAAACGGAGGCGTGGGCAGAATTAGTCTATATTGCATTCTTGTCACAGGGAAAGAAGAAGGAGTTTAATGAATTACTACGGTTACAATCGGAATGGATACGACAGCAGAACAGGAAGGTGAAGGAGCATATGCGTCAGCCTGAGTCAATGGAATTTCCGTGGAGGTATACGATTGGAAAGGAGGATGTATGGCGAAGGTGGAATATTTTACAGGATGCACGAAAATCGTATGTATCCGTGGGGAATTCATTGCGTTTGACGTGTCCACCAAGTACGGTGTTAAAGACACGATTTCAGGTACGAAAGGAGTCTACTATTTTATAGCGTAGTAGTAGAATATGGGAGCTACTGTATCACAACCACAACCAAAACCAGTAAATTCGTTAATGAGTCCAAAAAATGTTACAGTACAAGGCGGTAGACGTCATAGACGTACGCATAGCAGACGTAGTCGATGTACGAAGTGTTGCAAGCGTTGCAAGCATACAAGGCGTTCGAAGCATTGCAAACATTGTAATGCTACACGTCGTCGATAAATTTGACCAACTCGCCCATCATAAAGTCAGTAGAACATGGGCATTAAAGGATTATTTCAATTTCTATCACGATACGAGCAGCGCGTCACCATCGCGGAGGAGGTGAGGGGAAAGTCGGTTGGCGTAGATATCTTCTGGTTTCTTCATCAATCCAAAGGCGACATATCAATTATTCATCACTATCTTACACCAATTATTCAGAATGCAAAGGAGGTTCACTGTGTGTGGGATGGTCCGCCCTCTCCCGACACAAAGAATATTCGCAAGGAAAAAGAACAAGACCGGCAAGAAATCATACAATCCATTGTTCAACTTGATACCTTTCTAACGTATCAAATGGATCAATTATCAGAAGACGACCAGTGTACCTTATCTTTATACGTGGAACAATTACGGAAGAAATCATGGAAGGTGACACCTGAATATATCCATCAAGTGAAAAATTGGTTGGAGGAGGAGGGGTGCTATCAGTACCAAGCGTCAACGGAAGCAGATATCTTGCTGATAGAATTGGAAAAGGAAACTAAACTGGAATTGATCATCAGTAATGATTCCGATCTTCTTGCTCTTGGTTCTGCATGCTTGTTGCGTATCTATGATGGGGAAGGTGCCTTATTTGATAAGAAGAGTATTTGTTTAAAATGGGGATGGACATCCTTTCAATGGGATGATTTTATGACACTTTGTCGCTTGATGAAAGAACCTGATGTGGTAATGGCGTATTCATGGATTAGTGTCTATCGTGAATTGGGTGTGATTTTGAAGAAGCAGATAGAATGGAAAAAAGAAATGGTATCGTAAACAAAAAAATAGTTGTTATTTTGTTTATGATTTTATTTTATTTTCTAATGTTTATGATGTTTTATACTTCATTTTTTAGAATTAAGCAGTCGCGACCTTCTTCTTCTCTGGGAGGAGGTAGAGCTTGTAGAGGAACGACTGGATGTTGCGATAGGTGAGAGTCTCCTCCTCCTTGACGCCCAGAACCTTGCGCATGGCGGCGTCTGGGTGAATGGTGTGACCCTTCTCAGCATCCTTCAGCTTGTGGGAATCCACATAGGCGCTGAAGGCGCGAGTGACATCCGCTGGGGTCATCTGCGAGCCCTTGGACTTGCCGAGGAAGCTGCAGAGCTCATCCTTAAGGGTGACGGGGGTGGTGAAGATGGTGGGGCGCTTCTCCTTGACAACGCCGTCCTCACCCTCCTTCTTGGAGCGACGACGACGACGACCAGCCTCCTTGACCTCCTTAGCAACACGCTTCTGGAGACGCTGGAGAGTCTTGATGGCGCTCACTGCCTGGTCACGGAGAGTCTGGTGAAGGGTCACAAGGGCGGCAATCTCCTGCTCGACCGACTTGACCTCGACAGCGACCGCGTCAACGACAGCGGTGGCGACGGGGGCAGTTGTAGCGACGACAGGCTTGGACTTCTTGGCAGCTGGCGCAGCGGCGACTGGGGCAGCAACAGCGACTGGGGTGGCAGCGACGGCGTCCGACTTCTTCGAAACTTTCTTCACGTTCTGGGCGGTGGCAGTGGTGGTGGCTGGCTTGCTCATTGTATTAGTACCGGTGGAAGTATTTGACATAAATAAACGCGGGAATGACATTTTTTAAATAAAAAGTGTCATCAAATTTTACGGCTATATCAAACAAGCATTCCATATATATACAATTTTTAGCTTTTTTTTATTGAAATGACCTGTTAACACGATAATTCATCTCATAAAAGTATAATTAACATATAGTTCTCTCTATATCGTCATATGATATATCCTTAGTTAAGTAGATGCATATAATATTAGAATTACATGAAATAATGATGAATTTTGTCTGAAATATAATATCAATATATTTCAATAAAAAAAGAGAGAGATGAATGAGTAAATCATTGTATGAAACCCTTATGATAATATACAAATCGTAAATAGGATATATGCCTTATCATCAAATCAAATAAAATTTGACGGACTTTTTTCTGATAAAAACGGTTAGAAACAAGTTGATTCCAATACCATGTCCAGCGTCGTCTACCCTTCCAATCTTGATATCAAGCGTATTACCATCTCTGCTCTGCGTTCACTTCAGAGCGGTGCCAAGTCTGCTTACCTGAACTATGGTGGTGAGCGCCTTGTGATGCAGTCCGCGGTCTCTATGTCCGTTCCGTTCGGACTGAATTGCGCCGACAAGTATGGTCCGCCGACCTATTCCGTGGAGCTGTCCTTTCGCGGTCATGAGCAGCGTCCTGAAATCAAGGAGTTCATGGAGGCGATGAATTCGTTGGATGAGTTCATGCTGAATGAGGGTGTCAAGAACAGCAAGTCATGGTTCAAGGCGGATCTGTCGCGTGATGTTGTCAAGGCGTTCTATACGCCGTTGGTCAAGTACAGCATGGACAAGTCTGGTAATGTCCTGAGCTACCCACCGAACCTCAAGCTGAAACTGCCGAAGAACAATGATGAGTTCGAGGCAAAGTTCTATGATGTCAATGGCACCCCGTACAAGGGTGTTCCTGTTCAGGACCTCCTTGTCAAGGGCGTTCAAGTGACGGCGATTATGGAATGCACAGGTGTGTGGTTTGCGGGATCCAAGTATGGTCTGACGTGGAAGGCAAAGCAGATTGCGATTCATAAGCTTCCTGAGCGCATTAGTGACTTTGCCTTCAAGGGTTTGGGATCTGCTCCTGTGGATACCGAAATTGATGATGACGAGGTCTTCAAGGAGAAGAAGCCGTCTGTTCTGGCGGCGGTGATGCCATCTGCGTCTTCTGCTTCTGCATCTTCATCATCCGCGTCAGTATCAGCAGCTGGTACCATTGGCTCAGCGGAAGAGGAGGAAGTGGATGATGAGGATGCAGATGATGTGGAGCCTGTTCCTGCTCCAAAGAAGACGATTATTAAGAAGAAGGTGATTGTGACGGGCGCGAAGAAGTAAATCAAACAAATACTAAAATAAAATAAAATAGTTCATCTTCCAATGATGTATTCTATTTTTATTGCATATAAAATTACGTCGTAACAAACTGGTTTCCTCTACAGTTTGCGATAGTGTTGAACGTATGAGGAACACCCACATTGACTGTTCTCATTTGCAATTCTATGACTGATGGTGGAACAACAGGATACACATAAGGTTGATAAGGAGCATACCGTTCATTACGAATGTTTATCAATTGGCTATGTATAGTCGAATTAATCGCTGCTGCATTTGCAATAGTACTCTGAACAGTAGTACTTATAATTTGCGTCTGTATTGCTTGTTGTTGTCGTTTCACACTGGCTTGTAACAAGGAGCTTTCAATCGTTCTTGAGCTGTTGTTAACAACAGCGGGGATAGAGGCAAGAGAGGCAATATACTCATTGGTTGCACATAGAATCGGTTTACAACATGGCTCGATAGTGCCTGGAGGCTTATAGTGATAGCAAAAACGGCTTTTTTGATAGGGTTGATAGGGGGCAGCAATAGGCGCAGTGGATTCATTAGGAGTAGGAGCCATGAGAGCAATAGGCACAATCGGTACAATGCGAGCAATGGGTTCTATCGGATGTAATGGAATAGGACCATTATCTAATGAAATCGTATAGCGGTATGCAATTCCACTAATAAATCCAGTATGATTACTAAAAGATGATAATGTGTATGTTCCATTATCATTGGGCAAAGGGTCATTACGATCAGTAATCGTATAATAGCTCATCGTTTTAATAGTAACACCCTTTTCATTGAATGGTAGTGTTAAGGATCGAAATACATTGTCATTTCCATTGGAACCTGGAGGGGCAAGTATATTTTTTGGATTTCCATCTTCATAAAATCCAATGATATTTGGATGCACATGATTATTAATTACAAAAAAACCGGTAAAAACAGTGGTATCATCCAATGTAATCGTAATTAGAATTTTATAATACATGCCTGTTCTAACTGGCTGAATAGGAACGGGTTGTGAAATAGGAACGGGTTGTGAAATAGGAACGGGTTGTGGAATAGGTTGTTCCATTGAAATTATAAAATGATAAACACCATTAAAATTAGCAATGAATCCATTCTTATCGCTAAACGAGTATAAATTGTATGTTTTATCAGAAGAATTTTCACCATAATTTCCTGCATAATAGCTCATCGTGGTAAGATTGACACCATTATCGTTAAATGGTTCGGTTACAGATCCAAACATATTATTTCCTCCATAGAAGCTTGTGGGTGCAAGTATATTATTCAGATTTCCATTTTCATAAAATTCAATAATTAAAGTATGATTTACTACAAAATATCCACTAAAAATAGTAATATCATTTTGTATTATCACAATGGTATAATTTGTACTCATCGATAACTCTACGAAGATCAATCATTTTATTTATGAATCATTTTCCTCATCTGAATCGGGTGTCTCAGTACAAATGGATTCCGTATGAGGACAATAGCGTCCAACATATGGTCCGATGATTTTTTCTTTTATTTTTTGATACAATTTATTCTTGGCATCTCGAAAATAGGTAGTATGAGCAATGTCAATGAATGTTAAAGGCACATATTCTATTTCATAATCAGTTGCATCGATTTCTTCTATTTGTTGTTCAATGTGTGTAGGAATAACAACCTCTTTACAGATGCGAGTCTCTTGTACAGGTACGCTTTCTACTTTAGGAGATGTTTTCACTGCCTTCTTTCTTGGCTTGGGTACTTTAATAGCGGCAACGACTGTGATTGGTGCAACTGATACGATTGGTGCAACTGAAACTGCAGTTTCAACAGTAGTTACTGTATCCTTCCCAGCAACTCGAGGTTTTCGAGGTTTTTTTATGGGTGCTTCTACAACTGCTTCTGCATCACTTGTTGCTGCGCTTACCACTTTCTTTCGTGCCATGTCTTGAGAGATAGATGCTATTTTTGCTTTAGATGCTACTGGAGTATATTGTCGCGCTTCTCTTTGATGTTGTAGTGCAAGAGCAATGGCTTCTACCGATGGTTCACCCCAGAGTCTAACACGATCTTGATACCATGTTCCGCCAAAGATGTGGGAATGGTCTGGAATGGGTTCGCTCATATGTCCATGTGGATAAGTGCTATCAAATTGGCTTCGGGCTCCTGGATGGATTTTAATGCATGATTTACAGCGATTTTGTCCATCTAAGCAAGGGCGTTCACAGCAATATTCCAAATAGAATTTATGAACGCCATCGGCAAAGTATTGGAGTGTTTTCGGACTGGTAATGCGTGTATGACATGGAGTATTCATGGCGTAAACAGTAACAACTATTTTATTCGTACAACGTTTATCAAATTTTATATGGAATAAATTATGTAAATAGTCTCCGATTCTTTCCTTTAAAAAGAATGCGCGTAATAGAAATGATACTGACACCACAGGATTATCTTGCAATAGGGGTAACAGCCATTGTGACAATAATAATTTGCGTATGTGTGTATGATAGATGTATGAGGTGATATAAACCTTTTTACTAGATACTACATAGATGTCTGGAAAGGACTATTTTCGCCCACGAGGTGATATCACTACCGTATTGGATCTTACCGATCGTGATTCACAGGATAATACCTATTTTCCGCTGAATACAGAAGAATCATGGTTTCATCGCGAAGAACGTACTGTGTATCCTACAACAATGAGTGTTCAAGAATTTACACAACGTGGTCCTGCTGATTGGGGTCAAACATTTAGTTTTGAAATTGGCTCTCTCCCCGCTGGAGATTTATTACAATCCGTTATCCTTCAGTTTAAACTAGGTAGTTGGTATAACAATGGTATTCTTCAACAATTGTCAAAAGGTCAGGTCACAGCGAGTATCGGTACGATTCCGAATGCCAATTATTCCGCGGAGTATTGGACCTACTGTAATAGTCTAGGAACAAGTATCATTGATCATGCTGAGTTCATTGTAAATGATCAGACCATTGAGCGACTATCAGGAGAATTTATTCGCAGCTTCCTCAATATTTATGCCGACATCAACACTCTATCTGGTATTTCGGTAGATGCAATTGGAACCACTCCTTACAGCTATTTATCCAATATTCCCATCAATGGTGAGATTCCCGCCATGCAAACTGCATTTTCACCTAATCGTCCTTTTCCCACGGAAGACGGAACCTATTTTTGTATTCTACCCTTCTTCTTTCTACGAACACGTCTTAAGGAAGTATTTCCGCTCCTTTCGTGTAATGAGGGAAATGTTCGCATTAATGTAACACTTCGTCCCTTTGAACAAGTAGTGCGAAAATTTATTGGATATCGTGCCAATTGTAATGACGTGCCACTTAACAAATCGGTATCGTTTGTAATAGCACCTTTACAAAATCCTCCAAATATCCTTACTACATCTACATTACAAAATCCACCTGAATTTCTCTCTTTTCGCATTCTTACGTTTGCAGCATTAACGACGGGTAGTATTCGTGATAAATTCTTGAGACAGCCCTTTGAGCAAATGATAAAGGCGGTACAATCCTTTCATTTTGATGAGCCGTTGAAGTATTTAGTGAGTAAGCCGAATCCCAATTCGGATACAGTGGATATTCAGTTGCCGTTGGAATTAAATCATCCCGTGATTGAACTGATATGGGTGTTACGTCGTAAGGCGGTGCTGATTAATAATGAATGGTCTAATTTTAGTCCAGCCATTGGGTTGGAGCAAACACCAGAAAAGGTGTATCCACCATGGCTTCAATCCGCTAACATTCGTATCAATGGATCCGAAGTCATTTCTGCTCCAGGAAATTGGTTTAGAGAGCATATCGCAAAATCACATAAAGGTGGATTGATTACCTATCAATCACATGTATATGGTTATTCATTTGCCAGATATCCTGACGAACATCAACCTAGCGGTACAGCCAATATGAGTCGTGCAACATCGGTTACCCTTACGTTAAAGGTAAATACACCGATTCCTGTCAATTTGGCTACATTAGATCCACCATGTGTATTTGACCCAGCGGTGGTAGGAGGGTGGGAAGTATTTGTGCATGCCATTCATTATAATTGGTTACGATTTGAGAATGGTATTTGTAATCGTGTGTTTACGGATTAGAGTGATTCATCACAAATGCATTCTTCTAGCACATTTTCAATATTAAGAACAATGGTATCAGTGTGTCCAGCGTGATACCACTGAATATCTTTACGATTAGTACAACATTCAATGATATACCATACATTAACTTCCCATGTTAATTTATATTGGGGATCATCACAAAAACTAGATAGCACACTTTTAGAATGAGTATAGAAATAGGTAAGATGCTTGCGGGGTACGATAAAAAATCCACCACAAAATCTCCAATTGACAGTGTCGACATTACAGCCCCCTTCTAAGTATGGAATGCAACCAGGAATGATAATTTTTTCAAAAGACAAGTTATTCAATTGATATAATTTAGCAATGCATTTTTTTGGCTTTTTAAAGATTTTAAAAATACCAAAATCAATCCATATCAATGTCTCATCTTGACAGTATTCGGCTCCATATTTTAATAACTCAATCTTTGTATTCATTAAGGAAAGAAATTCCTGTGTATCCTTTTCGGGTGTACGATTTTTAGGAAGTTCTCTATCATATTTCATACCAATCTGATATAATTCTAAACTATGTAGTGGAAGTATGATAATTTGTACTGTTTTTGGATAATCCTTAAATAAAGGAACAAACTCTTCTTCTGTAAAAACAATGATAGATAAACCGCTGTATCCTAATGGCTCAAACCATTTAAAATATAAGGGAATCCTTTCAGGTTTACCATAAATTTCATAAAATGATGTGATTAGCATATACTATGATAGTATAACATTTTCTTTAAATAAGCCAACAAGAACTTAGAAAGATATGGTATCATAGTAAGAAGGATGGTAGCAAGTCTACTCAAAGTAATTAGCTCAGGTATTCAGGATGAACGTTTAACCTTTCGACAGACGTTGTATCCCTTTCAGAAAGTATGGAACAAAGCGGGGCGATTTACAACACAGTGGAGTCGCCTTGATTTTGAAAATACGCCTACTTTTGGAAATACGGCTTTCTTTCGTATCTTGAGAAAAGGGCATTTGGTGACTCGTCTCTTTCTCGTTGCCACAATGCCTGATATTTATACGACACAACGTGCTGCACAAGTCGCCGCTCAACAACCACAGGTCTATCCGCAATTTGGTTGGACCAATTCACTTGGACACTCATTAGTACAACAGTTGACATTAGATATTGCAGCAGCACGTGTCGAAACCATTGATAGTCGTCTCTTAGAAATACTGGATGAATTTAATACACCACTTGAAAAAGTGCCCACGATGAATGAATTAATTCGACGAAAAGATCATGGATTTACGGAAAAGAGTTTTGGATGGGCGCCCAACGATCTTCCCACACAACAGCCTTATCAAGAAAAAGTAATTGTTCCACTTCCCTTCTGGTTTACTCGTGGCGATTCTGGATGCGCTTTGCCGATTGATGCGATTCCTATGGATGAAGTTCGTGTAGGAATCACGTTTCGGAACCTGAACGGATTATACTTTACGAATACACAACTGCTAACCAATACATCACTGGAGGATGGAACATCTTTATGGCCTCTGACAAACACCAACTTTTATCTACAAAATCCTGTCACGACTCCCAATCAAACTCCTATTTCTAATGCAAATGGTCTGATTACAATGCCTCTTTCTCTTCCATTAGGAGAATGTTACATCATGGCGGAATATGTCTATTTGGATCAAAATGAAGCCAATCGTTTTCGTTTGTCGGATTTACAGGTACCAGTTGTTCAACATTATGCGATGAATCCCTATGATTCACAGGGTCTTACCAATGCGCGGATTCGTTTAGACATTCCCAATCCAACACGAGATATTTTCTTTATGTGTAATCCATATCGAGCACCATCATATAATGCACCATTTTTAGCAACACGAGACATGACAGGTAATATTAATACAATACCAAATAATGCACAGTATCCATGGTGGCCTGATGCATTAGGATTGTATGCGCAGCGACCGACGCTTTTTATTCGTCCAGGATTTGCCTTATCCAATTCGGAGCCGATTTCAGGATATGAATTAGATTATCAGGGATCGCTTGTTCGATTTCGTACGGAAGGACCTGCTCTTTTTCGATCGATTGTTCCAGCATATGAGCAACGAAAAACACCATGGGTCAATCGTTATTATTACAATTTTCCATTAGGCATTCAGAATGGATTTACACCCTTTTCAAGACCGCAGGGAGAAGCGAATTTGGATAAAATTACCAATCGCGATTTGGTGCTACGATTTCGTACCTACTCGGGAAATCAATCAGGAACGGATGTGGGACGATTTGTTGTGTATGTGTATGCGGAAACGTATAATATTCTACGCGTGTATGGAGGACGTGCTGGTCTAATGTTTGCGTTTTAAATGCTTTATTGCATTTCTATTGCGTTTATCATAGTATAAATAACACTACATATACTAGATAGGAATGGAGAAGATACGTGAATTGATTACAAGTTGCCAAACAGTACATTCGAGTAAAAAATCATTTCATTGGCATACTAATGTCTATGAAAATGTGCAGCATGCCATCAGAGGAATTGAAATCGTAGAGAAGAATGTAGAAATGGTGGAACGTACACTAACCGAATATCTGGAGAAAAATAAGAACAAGACATTTCTAAAAGAATGGCTTCAATATGGAATTCAATTACTAAGCACGGAATTCGTTCCTTACTCTCATGGGGTCGAGTTTCCTCCCGATGTGAAAGAAGTATGGCCACTCTTTTTTGATGACACCATTTTTGAAGGCTACGATATTTCTTATCCAAAAACGAAAGAACTCATGAAAATGATACGAGAAAAATCTTCCATTTCTTTGTGCGATGATGAAGACATTTTAGCGATTCATAAGGATAAGAAATGCAATTGTATGTATATGTGTAGCTATTGTGAAGAAATGGAAGTAGCATGGCATAAAAAAGTAAGAAGCATGTATGCGACTCCAAAGAATATTTTTCTACACAAGAATATGCAATCTGAATTTGTAGAGAAATGGTGTAACCGCGATTACTCATTTAAATGGCCACCCACAAAAGTATACTATCAACACTCTCATGTCAGTGGGTATAAGAATGTATGTATCACGGACTATGCTGATATGTGTGCACATGTGAAAGAAACGCGAAAGAAATACAAAGAAGGCGGAAAAACACCTCTTCAATGCTGTGATGAATTATGTCGCGACATTCTGAGTACCTTTCATTATATCTCCATAAATGATTCGGATCTAACGATTTTTATGAAATTATGGAGTAAGATGGATATGATTCCATTATGGATTGCCTATGATAAGGCACGCTGTAAGGAAATTTTGAAGATGCTTTAATTTATGCTGAGCAACACGTATACATCACACCTGTCTGGGGATTGCCGACGCAACCACCACTCTCATACGTGCAGACGCCATTCGTAAAATAGTAGTTATTGGTGCCGAGCTGATTTGCGCAATAGTTGCACATCCAGGCGCATCCTGTACCCGCCGTTACGCTAAACGACGTACAGTTGTTTGCGACACACACATCGGTACGCGGCACAATCGTGGCACTGGTTACTGCAAAAATGGACAAGAGAGCAAAGAGAAGACGCATGACTACACTAGTAGTACAAGGAATCTTTAAATAGGATTTATGATATCGGATTAAAAATTGATGTAATATTCTCCACAAAATCTCCATAGAAATTATCAGACAGTACACCAGAAAATGAAACTCATTAGCTTTAATGTAAATGGCATTCGATCCATGACGGGAAAGATTAAAAATGGTCAGAAGAAGGGAAGCATAATCAACAATGTATTGAAAACATTGGTGGAGGAGCAACAGCCTGATATCCTTTGTCTTCAAGAAATCAAGACGCAGGATAAAATCGATATGCCCTACTTGTCTTTCCCGCACCTCTATTACACCTTTTCGCTATACAAAAAAGGATATTCAGGAGTCGCCATGTATTCAAGAGCAGAGCCTGAATGGGTGACCTATGGATTCGATCGATACACGGAAGAACTGATTGGAGATTACGAATGCTATTACTGGAATACGGAGGGACGAATCATTACTGCCAAGTTTCCAACATACATCGTGGTTGCGGTCTACACGCCAAATGCGCAGCCTGAATTGGCACGCTTGACGGAACGGGTCGCATGGGAAGAAGTATTGCGAATGTACCTGTTTGAACTACAAAAAGAATTTGACATTCCTATCCTCTTATGCGGAGATTTGAATTGTGCACATCAGGAAATTGATTTGCATAATCCAAAGGGAAAAAAGAAAACACCTGGCTTCTCGACGGAGGAAAGACAGGAACTGCAGCATATGATGGACATTGGATTAACCGACTCGTTTCGTCATCTGCATCCTGAAGAAATAAAATATACGTATTGGTCCAACTTTGCCAAATCACGAGAGAGAAATGTGGGATGGCGAATTGATTATGTCTTGGTATCCAACTCCGCAAAGGAGAACATTTTGGAAGCGGACTGTTTAACAGAATACTATGGATCGGATCATTGTCCTGTGATGATTCAGATCAGTATCTAGATTAAATATAATCACAAATGGTTGCGATATATGGTTCGGATTCCTCGATACGAAATGGTTTTCCACATCCATAAATGACATCCACCAGTTTATCGCATTCTATTTTTGGTAAATGAGGTGGAAGTTGTTCTCCCGTTTGTTTGAAGATCCCACAACGAAAAATGCGACAATTTAATTGTACAATTTCGATAAGTTGCTGACAATGAGGACAATGAACAAGAATCATTTCTTAGTAGACATATTATTTATAGCGTTTTTGCTTCTGCTTTTTGAAGTCGCGTCTTTATCATATGATTAATAGATAAGAGCTCGGAAGGCAAATGAACACCAAATGTTTTTAGAAATTCGGCATGACGATCCGTTTCTTTTATCCACGCATCCGTCCGAATATCAAATAGTTTATCTACTATTTCATCAGAAATCGTTAGTCCATCGGTGTGAAAGGTGCTACGTTTAGGAAGAAGACCAATGGGTGTTTCCACTGCGTCAGCGGTTCCTGCACAGCGTCCAAAGATCCATTCCATCACACGAATGTTCTCACCAAAACCAGGCCACATGAAACTACCATCGGCACTCTTTCGGAACCAATTCACATAGAAAATAGAAGGTGCGGAAGTGGAACCCATTTGAATCCAATGCTTGAAATAGTCACCCATGTTATACCCACAAAAGGGTAACATTGCAAATGGGTCATAACGAAGAACACCACGAGCACCCTCCGCCGCCGCAGTTGTTTCACTTGTCATGGTGGCACCCATATAAACCCCGTGATTCCAATCAAACGATTGATAGACAAGTGGAATGGTATCGGAACGGCGTCCGCCAAAAATGATTCCATCGAGTGGAATACCCTCATGATGTTCCCAGAGTGGATCAATGATGGAGCATTGTTTTGCGGGTGTGGTAAATCGTGCATTGGGGTGAGCAGCAGGTCCATCCGCTGGATTCCATTTCTTGCCAAGCCAGCTCGTCAGATGATCAGGAGCTTTTTTGCTCATTCCTTCCCACCATGGGCATCCCTTATCATCAACCGCCACATTAGTAAAAATGGTGTTGCTCTGTGCGGTAGTGAGTGCGATGGGATTTGTTTTATGACTGGTACCAGGGGCAACACCAAAATATCCCGCTTCAGGATTCATGGCATAGAAACGTCCATCGGCTCCCTTACGAATCCACGCAATGTCGTCGCCCACAATTTCCACTTTCCAGCCAGGAAGGGACGGGACCAACATAGAAAAGTTTGTTTTACCACATGCGGAGGGAAAGGCGGCGGCAAAGTATTTCTTGACGCCCGCAGGATTGGTAACACCCATGAGCAACATGTGTTCAGCGAGCCAGCCCTTGTCGCGACCCATGACACTGGCAATCCGCAACGCGTAGCATTTTTTGCCAAGAAGGGCATTACCTCCGTATCCTGAACCGAATGACCAAATTTCTTTTGTTTCTGGAAAATGACAAATGTATTTATTGTTGTTTTGTGGCCATGTCACATCTGCACATCCTTCCGTCAATGGTGCGCCGACGGAATGCATACAGGGAACGAATTCGCCATCTTGTCCGAGTACACGAAGAACTGCTTCTCCCATGCGAGTCATAATGCGCATGTTGACAACCGCGTAAGGAGAATCGGTGATTTGGATGCCAATGGCGGAAAAAGAGGAACCGACGGGTCCCATGGAGAAAGGAATCACATACATGGTGCGTCCGCGCATACAGCCATCAAATAGAGTCATCAATGTATTCTTCATGATAAGAGGGTCTTGCCAGTGATTGGTGGGTCCTGCATCATCTTTGTTTGTAGAACAAATGAAGGTACGATTTTCTACACGAGCTACATCAGCAGCGGAGGAGCGTGCCAAATAACAATTAGGGTATTTTTCTTTATGTAAAGGCATTATCGTTCCTGATTGCACCATTTTCTGAAGAAGAGACTGATACTCTTCCTCGGAACCCGTGCATAAATGAAGATGGTCGGGTTGACATAATCTCATTTGCGCCATCAGCCATGAACGTAAACGAGAATGGGACGACCAGGAACGAAGGGCTTCCATGAATGTGATTCTATATGAACATAGTAGATAATTTTTATTATGAAATATATTCATTGAAAATATTTCATGATATTACTATTTTAAAATGGTACAAAATTGCTATTTTTATTAATACATACTATATTACAATATTGATAATGGTCATTAAAATCTGTTATTATTTCAGTCCCATAATCAGTTAAATATGAAAATTTATGAAAACCCTTTTCTTTTAAATAATT